CTTTGCGGGGACAATCCCCCCCCCTGGCGGCCTTCTGTACTTCCACAGACCGCAATGGCTTTGCCCCGGAGGCGTGGATCGAGCATTGTCTCAACGGAAGCGTAAAAGCAATTCAGATCACTGTGGAGAATGGCGTGATTCTGCATAATTCCATCTCCTTCAACAAAACTTCATCAAAACCTATTGACAAGGTGAAGAAAGTGAAGTATATTATATGCGTAACTTCATCAAACTTCACCTACATAATAGTCTGACAATGAAGTTTTGTCAATAGCTCAGATGAAGTTGCGAGATGAAATTTATCGAAAGAAGGTATCCTATGACTTTCTCGGACAAGATCAAGATAGCCAGAGAGCAAGCGGGTCTGACCCAACAACAGCTTGCTGATAGCACTGGCGTTTCCAAGCGGACAATTGCTTCCTATGAGTCCGGCGGCGCAATTGCCAGGGCTTCCACGATGTTGAAGCTCGCAAAAGCGCTGAACGTATCCTCAAAGTATCTTTCCGACGATTCCTGCCTCGACCCAATGGCCGACATTGAGAAAGACGGCTATCTTGAAGAAGCCCGTGAACGGTACGGATCTTCCGGAGCCCGTGATGTTGACCAGCTCCTCCGAGACAATGCTGCGTTGTTCGCAGGTGGTGAACTGTCCCAGGAGCAGAAAGACCAGTTCTTTGAGGCGGTCATGCGGGCGTATGTCGCCTGTAAGGATGAAGCAAAGGTAAAATTCGGTCGCAAAAATAAGTGATGTCCGTTTTATGGGACAGTTACCATTGTATAATTACAGCATGGGGGCAGTATACCCATTTTACATAAGGAGGAGGTGAGCCTGTGTCATACGCAGAAGTGTGCGGCGCAGTCGAAGCCCTACAAAAGAAATACCACGAAAGCAATCCGTTCCGGCTTTGCGAGGATATGAACATCCTTCTGCTCAGTCAGGCTCTCGGAAACGCCCCAGATGCCATAAAAGGGTTTTACTTAGAGAGCAAGCGGATACGAACGATTACGGTCAACTGTGACCTGCCGGAAGCGGTTCAGCGAATCGTTGTAGCCCATGAGCTGGATCATGCGGTGCTACATCGTCATTCGGGTGTTCACGCATTTCACGATATCGGCCTATTCGATGAGAGCTCGCTGTTGGAGAAGGACGCCAATCTGTTTGCTGCCGAGTATTTACTCAGAGACCAGGATGTCCTTGAAACACTCAACCGTGATACCACTTTTTTCTCTGCTGCAATGCTCCGCGTCCCAGCGGAACTGCTTGATTTTAAATTCCGTGTACTAAAGTGGAAGGGCTATAAGCTGATAGAGCCGCCAATCTCAGCGCAAAGCAATTTCCTTGCCAACATGGAGGTGCCGGATGATGCAGACTGCTACGGTGAATAAGCCGCTGAAAGTATATGTAGCCGTCAAAGCTGATTTTGCCGCTGACGGCACGATGTTCCCAAGGATCATCACTTGGGAGGGCGGAGAGAAATATGAGATAGACCGTGTGTCCAATATCCGTCAAACTCCCGCACTGAAAGCTGGAGGCCAGGGCGACCGCTATACGATATGAATCGG